GATCACGAGGATACTTACGCACAATTGAAGATATGGAAAGGCTATACTACGGGGCAGGTGCAGGTGCTAACGCATGGGCATACTCCGGTACAGACCTTTTGAAGGCTGACTCGCCTTTAGTGAGCAGCACAACCGGAACTTATCAGGCTATATTTGGCCGTAAAGTTTGGTCGCAACTGAACCAAGAGTTCAATGCGTTCTCTATACTACCTAAGAAACCGTGGGAAAAGAGTGGTTGGAGGGTCGTTACTGACAAACCATCATTCACAAGCGGTGGCGGTGTTGCAGAAAACGGTACACTACCTGACACAAGCAAACCAACATTTGCTGAAGTCAGCACAAAACCAAGAACAGTAGCACACACTTTCGACCTATCAGAAACAGCAATGTTCCTAGCAGACAAAGATGACGGTCTTGGAGATGCAAGAGCAGTTATGAAGATGGAAATGGCAAAACACCACGCTGAACACATCAATAAAATGCTATTAGAAGATGTAGATACACTAGCAGGAAATAATTTCCAAAGCCTAGACCGTTCTCTTTCATCATCATTTACAGAATCTGCAACAGATTTCGTATCTGCAATCACAGATCACAACCAATACAACATTACCCGTAACGGTGCAGGTGCAGGGTCTGCTCAATGGTACGATGCTAATGTTGATGCAGGTTCAGCAGGTGCAGCAAGAGCATTGTCTCTAAACATCTTAGACGGAATGTTCAGAAGTGTATGGGAGAAAGGAGGACAGCCTAAAGTTATCCTTACAGGATACGATACATTAGAGAAAATCCAACAACTCTTACAACCACAGCAAAGATTTACTGAAATGAAGAGAGTTGTACCGGGTGTAAACGGTGTAAAGGGTGTTCCGGGTATGGAAGCAGGTTTCGTAGTTGCAACATACAACGGTGTACCACTAATCCCATCCAAAGACGTTTTCGCAAAATCAGGCGAACTTTCAAAAATGTATTTCATGGATACAGATTATATGTATTTCTGCACAGCAAAACCAACCCTATACCACGAGTCAGGTATTGAAACAGGAGATCCTTTTGGAATCAACAGACTAGGACAAATGGGTATGTTTCACACAATGGGTGAACTATGGCAACTATTCTACCGAGCGCATGGAAAAGTGAGGGACATCGCTGCTTAAGTGCAAGTGTAGGAAATAAACGGAGGAAAAAATATGGCTAACACTAATTTAACCGGAAACGGAACAGCAATACTAGATACACGACTATGGGCAGGAGTAGGGTCTGACGATACTACTTGGCAAACAGGTGCTGCAACAGGCACTATTAGCATGGGCATAGTTGATGTAGTAGTGAATGATGGAGATGCGGCTTTCGCATACGATCTTGCACTATCAACAAACGCAATAACAGGAACTGCATTAATCGGCATTCTTGGCGCACATAACATTACAACTGCGGCTGGAAATGCTTTCACGGTTGCAGGAAACGTATCAACTAGCACTTTACTCAAACTGACACCTGCTTCCGCAGGTCAAGATGGAGATACGGTACGAATTACCTTCCTATACCGTTGAGGTGAGCCACCAATGGCACTATCACTACGGTATGTAGGCGCACGACCCTATACTGAGTTCAAAATAAACGGACTTACTATTGGGTTTTCAAGAGGCATGGTAAGAAATGATATTGATGAAACTTTCATCACAACTAAGATCATGCCTATGATAGCAAATGGTTCTAAATCATGGGTTGTTGAAGGGGCAGATGCTAAAACTACAAAGACTCAGAAGAAAATGCTTGAAGTATTAGAGCCTAAAGTAGTTGAAGCACCTGTTGTAGAAACACCACCTGTTGTAGAAGAAGTAGTTGAAGAAGTAATTACTACTCCTGAAGCAGTAACCATGTTAGATATTGAGGCTTTACTTGAAGCAGAAGGATTTTCTTCTTCTTTGACAAGAGCGCAAATGATGGCATGGTGTTCTGCAAGGGATATTAAAACTGCTAACACATCAACAAAAGCATCTATGACTGATTTAGCCCGCGAATACGTTGCGGGGTCTAACTGATGGCTGATTTTGATATTGATGATGGCGTAGGCCGTTATGCAAGCAGGGTTAGAGTAAACCGAAAAATGGTTACTCTTACAGCAGACGGAACAAACACAATTACTGAAACCATTCAAATGAATGGAAAAGTAGGCAGGGTTGTTCTTGATGTTAGTAGGCTTACTTGTAATGCAAATGCAGCGACAACAGGAAAATTCAATATATTGATGGATCTAAAAGATTCAGCAGGAACACCTTTGAATTACACTTATTGCGATGAGATTGCAAACTTTGATGTTAGAACTGCTGTAACCGCCGCATATAATTTTCAAACATCCGAAGGCGGCAACATGAATGCAGATGGCGGGGCTACAAGTGGACTTCATTTTACTGTAAGCGCACCTGCTAGTATTACTACCGGCGGGAAAACAATTGATGAACCTGCACCGTGGAGTGGACTCGTATGTGGTGCTGTAACATTCAAATTAGAAACTACAAATGGTCTTTTTACAAGCGGTACGACAGCAAGAGTGCTTGTAATCCACGAGTAATAAAAAAAATAGTAGTTAAATAGGATTGCACATAAGGATTGGTTTGTATGGCACTCACAGTAGAGCAACTTGGCAGAACAAATGTAACGGGCAACAGATTATCTGTTGCTTTGAAAGTAACACCTGATAGTTCATGGTTAGCAGCAGGGGAATCATTAGACCTTACTGCTTATGTTTCTAATATTGAAACAGTCCACATTGAATCTGACATTGGAGGGTATGTTTGGGCATACGATAGATCTGCAAAGAAAATACTTGCTTACGAAGCAGGGGCTGATGGTGCTGCTCTCGATGCCGTAGCAGATGCAACAAACCTTTCGGCGCAAACAATTTACATCACCGTAACAGGTGGCCGAGCCTAATCGGGGGCTTGTAAATGCCCTCATTAGAATTAGGCGAAATTTGCTTTGAAGAAGCACATCAAATAGAACGCCGCCGTAAAGTACGCATGGCTGAAATTGCTTCAGATGATGGGGCGATAGCAGAATCAGAATCTCCATTCAGTTCTAGGAATCTTGCTCAATCAGCAGATGTAAGAGTAAAACTATCAAAGAGAGAAAGGTTTGATATTCAAAACATAGGTTCGGGAACTAGATGTACCAAGTGCAGCCTCCTACATTTTTGTTGGACACCTCGATGTGCAGGATGCAATGCAGACATGGATTACAACTTAGGGAGATAAGGGGGATGACAAATGCCGAGAGTATTTTCACCGGGGCATAGACCTGATCAACCCCTTTATCCTGATGAATTAGTATATTCAACAGTAGCAAAGGTAGAGGCATTTTTACAATTACCTGCACCAAGACCTACTGCTCTAGCGGCAAATACAAGCACAGGTTCAGAAAGCGGAGTTACTGTTATCAAAATACCAATATCCGGCGAAGATTACAGAAGATGGGGATTTGCAACAGGAGATGTAGTTACTGTATATGATGATGCAGACGCATTAGGTAAATCATACACGCTAACAGGTATTGTATCAGGCGGTGCATCGGGAGTAATTAACCTTAAAGCAACAGATCAAGGTACTGCTTACACAACAGCAAATAGTGCTTATGTTCAACCTACATCTGTATTATCTAACAGTTCACAAAGAGGAGTAAGTAAAGCCCACGTTGAAACATTAATTAAAACAAAGCAAGATTATATTGATAGGATTTGTAGAATGGCTTGGCGGCCAAGACTAATAGTAGATGAGTATCAAAACTTTACTACATTCAAACCATATCGCCGTAGGTACTATACTGACTATGTAGGTGCAGTTTATGTAAGAAATAGACCAATTCAAAGAATTATTAGGTTGGGCGTATGGCAAGGAGATGAATACAAAGAATTAGCATCATCTAAATTAAAATTAAATGTTGAAAATACTCACTTATTTAATGGTACAGATAAAATATTTTTGTGTCCTAATATTGCTCATACTGCTACTTTGACAAGTGGAAACACAACAAGCACATGGGCCAAAGACTTCGGCCCAAAAACAGTAGCAGGTGAAATTGCTAATCTAATTAACGAAGATGCTCAATCATCTAAAGCCGCAATACAAATAGGTAGCATGACTGAAAATGGGTCTGCACTCAATGTAACTCATGAATTTCTTGCTACTGCCAACAGTGATGAGGGAGATGGTAAAGTATTGATTAGCAGCACAAGGTCTTTGGA